GAATGATGAAGGTTATGAACCAGCAAGAAAATTAAGAGGTAGAGTAGTGGTAGAATTTCCAGATAAAGGCGGTATTGATAGTAAAAATCCTGATCAGGTAAAAGCCTTTCTTACATTTACTCATGATGTTAATCGTCGCATGCATACTGATGATGTAGAAGATTTGAAGCGGCGATTTGTTACTATCATAACTTGTAATGAGTCTGGCGCTTATCTAAAAGGTGATGCCGATGGCGATACCAGATTTGAACCAATTAGGTTTATTGGTAAAGTTGATGTTGAAGGCGTTAAGTCTGAGTTGGCAATGTTATATGCACAAGCTAAATATTTGTATGAAACTGGATTGGTTGATCCGCGACTAACAGAAGCAGAACAGAAATTACAAAAAGAATTTGTAGAGCCAAGGCAATTGAAATCAGATTATTATTATTTGATGCTACCGATTTTAAGGTCTAAGACTCGGGATAATGAAAATATGAATAATACCGATTGGGATGGCGGATTTACTATGGATAAAGTAGGTGAATGGTGTTCGCAAGAGGCTGAATGGTTTTCTAAGACTAAGACCATACCATATCATCAGAAACATATTGCTAAAGCATTTAGAGATTATTTTCACCTTGACAATGAACCTAAAGCTGTGCCAATAAAAGATCAAGCAGAGATAGGAGCAAAAACACTAAGGAAGTGGCGCTATAATTACAAAGTCAACTGGAAAACGTTTCTTAATAGTTTGGAGGACTGAAATGGCGCTCATGAGTCAAGACCCACATGTAATAGGATTAGATGTTTGTATTACTGATACGATAACTTGCATACAGGATTTAATTAAAATAATGCAACAACATTGTAATACTACTATGAAGAAAGAGCTTGAAGTTGTTAAAGATAAATTGTTTGAAATACAATTTACATTGAATGATGAATTTGATGGTAGCTAGATGCTCCTGGCGCGGATTACAGACCTTACACGTCATTACAGTTAAGTGATCGGTTGCTGTAATGACTGTAAGCCTTTGAAATTGCTCGGAAAAAGAGGTATATATTACACCTTACAGGTATATAAGGGGGTAAACTTCTGATATGATGCAAATGCAAATTCCCCCTTTTTCTTTCTATACATATACAGCAAACCTGAAAACGCCAAAACAGCTGTAATGCCGTAATAGTCTATGATTTCAATTGCTTACGAGTGTATATACGCGAAAAACACGTGTAATGTTGGCCAGGAGCTTTGTAATATTCTTTCGTTTTCGGGGTCAAGTCAATTTTTCGGATTGACCCTCATGGGCATCTGTGGGAGGACATCGGATGTTCGCACAGACGTATCTGCCCAAGGCAAGCGTGATTTCACAGGCGCAACGACTCGGAGAAAACACGCTCGCTCTGAAATCGAAATGACCTAAATGAACCTAGAAAGAGATATAGTAGACGATTTAAAAAGAATATTAGCAAGATACCAGATACTAACGCCTAACAACTTTGCGGAAAGGGGCTGGCCTGATAAACTAATCCAACTGCCAAATAGTCGAGTAGTTGCCTGTGAACTTAAGCGAGTGTTTGTTAACAAGGGCAATTACTATACACTCGGGGAATTGCGTCAGGAGCAATGCGCTTGGTTAGCCAAATGGCAGTTTCATGGTGGTTTGGGCTTTGTGTTTGTTGGTATGATTAGTAATGACAAGCTACTTGGCTATCACTGTATAGCTATGAATAAATGGGATAGTTGGTTAACAGCTAATAAACAAAAATACTATGCTGTAGATATACTTGCTGATGAAGATGTTTTGCGGTGGTTTATCGACTATGCCAGAGGGGTTTGATCCGCATACTGAACTAACTCGCATTTTCAACTTGCGGGATATGATGCAAGGTTGTCGAGAAAGGACGCCTAAAGTATTTCAAGTGTTAGATGATGCACTTGAAGATGAGAATATCGGGGTTCGCTTGCAGGCTGCCGCTATGTGTTTAGATAGAGGTTACGGTAAACCGATGCGGCAAGTGCAGGTAACAGTAGATACTGGGGTGACCACTGCTAGGCGAGTATTGGAAATACCCAGTAATAACCGAGATCGCCAGTCTATCGGCAAAACAATAGATGTGGAGACGCCATAAATAAACGCATCTCTTACTATACTGCGGCACAGGTAGTAGTCTCACAGCTACAGTAAAGCTTGCGAAGCGCCGGTGTCAGTGGCCTTCAGCCCTATTGGGTGACAACCACTAGTCAGTTGATGCAAAAACGACTACCTAAAATAAACCGTTATCTTCCCTCCAAAGGAAATGGTCACATGGCCAAGGTGATACTATTTGCTACTGTTGCGCTACTCCTATCCCTCGCGCCAGGAGCCAATGCTGCACTGATCGCTTCGTTCAGTCAAAATCCGTCGGCTACGCCTACAGTATTTGCCACCGATAACGGTACGACTACTAATATTGCCGTTAATAGTGCATCCACTTCTATTACTACTGGCGCCAGTGGTGTTATTCCTAATGCTTTCTTCAGTCTGGCGGCGAGCAGTGTTGGTATAGCGACACAGATTGGCAGTCAAATAATCGAACGTTTCAACGGCAACTTCTGCTTTACCAGCGCCATTGGTTGTGGCGGCACCAATTACTTGAGCGGAATTTTCACCGATGCAGCGTTTGGTGCGAATGGTGGACCGGGTTTGACAGTGAATGTCAATAATCCGCCAGATACTTTGACACTAACATCTGGCGTATTGCCAGCTAATATCCTTCAGCCTCCTTCGACCTTCAATATTAGTTTCGCTGATCTAGTGCCACTACTCCATATTAATGGCACTACTATTGGTGGATTTACTGCTGACTTCGCTGGTAACATTTCATCGTCTGTAGCTGCAAAAGAGCCTGCTGCTCTTGCCTTGCTTGGTCTCGGTGTTATTGGTCTTGGGTTTATCCGCTATAAGCACAAGCCGACACCATATAACTATGCATAAGTAGGAGCGCGCGATTTTTTGTTTGATGGGCAACCATCACTTCCACTAAAGGCGCAGCCAGGACCGCAATCGGCGTTCCTGGCTACATCGGCAGATATCGCCATATATGGTGGTGCTGCCGGTGGCGGTAAGACCTATGCGTTACTGTTAGAAGCCGCTAGACATATTGATAATCCAGAATACGGCGGCGTTATCTTTCGTCGTGAAGCAGTGCAGATCACTAATGAAGGCGGCTTGTTCGATACTAGTTGGCAAATCTATGGCGAGTTAGGTGCCACTCCTAGACTGTCACCACAACATCAGTGGTTATTTGAATCCGGCGCAACTATTACTTTTGCCCATCTGCATAACATCTTAGATGTTAATGATTGGCAAGGCAGTCAAATACCATTTATTGGTTATGATGAACTAACGCATTTTACCGAGTGGCAATTCTGGTATATGCTTAGTCGTAACCGTAGTATGTGTGGGGTAGCGCCATACATTAGAGCAACCTGCAATCCTGATGCCGATAGTTGGATTGCAGATATGATCACTTGGTATATTAACCAAGATACTGGATATCCGATACTTGAACGTAGCGGTATCATTAGATACTTTGTGCGGTCTGATTCTAAGTTAGTATGGGCAGATTCCCGCCAGGAGCTTCAATCACAATTTCCTAGTTTAGAGCCGAAATCATTTACTTTCATACCTGCAACATTAGATGATAACCAAATCTTACTTGCTGCTGACCCTGGCTATAAAGCTAATTTAACAGCACTCAATAGAGTTGAACGTGAAAGGCTGTTAAGTGGCAATTGGAAAATTAAGCCGGTATCAGGTTCTTATTTTCCTGCTCATTGCGTTAGTATACTGCCGGCTATTCCTACTGATGTAAAAGTGTGGGTTAGACGGTGGGATTTAGCAGCAACAGAACCAAGTGAAACTAACCCAAGTCCTAGTGCTACGGCATCAGTGCTAATGGGCCGTAGAGAGAATGGCCGCTTTGTAGTTGCCCATGGTATCAATATACGTAAGAACGCACATATCGTTAGAGAAATAATAAAGAATACCGCAGAACAAGACAAAGCTAATTATGGTAGGAAAGTAGTTATTGTATTGCCACAAGATCCTGGCCAAGCCGGCAAAGAACAAGTTACTAGTCTAACATCTATGCTAGCTGGTCATCGTATTACTTCTGTTAGAGAAACTGGACCAAAAGGAACTAGAGCAGAGCCACTATCAGCACAATGGCAAATTGGCAATGTTGATATTGTCGATGGCCCATGGGTTAAAAATTACTTGTCAGAAATGGAATCTTTCCCATCTAAAACTCATGATGATTACGTTGATGCTAGTAGCGGTGCATTCCTTGAATGTATTGCTGGCGCAGATAAACAGAAGCAATGGCTGGCGCTAGCATCATGAGACAAGACGGTTTTCAAAATGTTCTGTCTGGTCTTAATACGACTGGACTAGATAGAACATCGAATACTTTCTATCGCAGTAATAATTGGCGTCGTGGTCTAGAGCGCTATTGGTCTAATAGATTTTCGCTGTATGATTATGGTGATCTATACTTGAACAATGGTATCGTGCAGAAGATCATTGATAGACCATCTGATGATTGCTTTCAACAAGGCGTCATAATAGAGGGAGATGAGGAAGGCGCTATTGAAGATGAATATGATCGTTTGTTTGTGCTACCTAAATTGGCTGATGCGGTTAGATGGTCAAGGCTGTATGGTGGAGCAGCCATACTAATCATCGCTAAAGATGGAGGCACCTTTGAAGATGAATTAAACTTTGATGCAATTGATACTGTAGAAGAATTGCAAGTCTATCCGCTACCAAGCATTAAGCCTACTGAAATTACCTATACTGCTTTTGATACTGATAATGTCAGGAAAATTGGGCAACCAATGTTCTACGACATTACCGCCCCAGGAGTTCAAGTATTTAGAGTTCACGAAACCAGACTATTATTAATGTCTGGCGAACCATTGCCTGATAGATTTGTGCATATGCAGTCTATGAATTGGATTGGTCGTTCAGTTATTACTGGTTGCATAGAGGACATTTCGCGATACGATCAAGCCTTACAGTGGTCAATAAGACTACTTGAGCGTAAGCAACAAGGCATCTATTCCATGGATGGTCTAGGTGAATTGTTCGCTCAAGAAGCAGATGATTTGGTTTCTAAGCGGATCAACCTTGTTGATCTTGTCCGTGGTAATCTCAACAGTGTCGTTGTGGATAAAAACGATAGTTACACTATTGAGAACCTTGGGCTTGATGGCATACAATCTGTATTGCAAGAATATCAAGTTGCGATTAGTGCTTCAGCTAACATTCCTGTGGTTATACTATTTGGTAAGTCCACCACTGGACTCAATGCTACTGGTGCTGGTGATCTGGAGTCTTATTATGGAATGGTCGGCCATATCCAGCATGTTATCGCCAAACCAGTATTGGAGAAACTAACAGCTATATTGTATGTCCAACGAACCTATACCGGACAACTACCGGACACTTGGCATATTGAATTTAATCCGCTATGGCAAGCTAGCGATCAAGAACAAGCAACCGCCAATAATCTAAATCAGCAAGCTAATAATACTGAAGTAACGATGTTGATGACTTTGATGAATGGAGGAATTATTTCGCCAGAAGAAGTGCGTAAGATTGTTGTCAATAAATATAGTGATTATGACTTCCCTGATGAAATACCGGACACAGCAGTTTCTGCTATGGACTATGCTGCTGGTATAGATACTTCGCAACTAGATGTTCCACAAGATCCTAATAAGCCGGCAACTACGCCATGAGTAACGAATGGAAACGAACTGAATGTAAACGTGGCCACAAATATGTGGAAGGTTCGTGGACATGGTCAACCACTGGCAATAGAGATTGTAAAGAATGTAAGAAGATACGTGAGAAAACCAAACAAATAAGAGCCAAGTTCAAAATACAATTCAGCAAAGATGCTGCTAAATCAAGGTTGGCTAATGGTTGATTATGTTACCAGAGATGAGTTTAATGAATTGGAGGCACGGGTAACTGTGCTTGAAGGTGGACAGCCGCCAGTAGCACCGCCTAATCCTATCACTAATGGTATTCAAGCGAAACGTATTGCTTCGCTAATTGGTTTGTTTGGCGTAAACACTTTTAGTTCTCTAGATGAACAGAATCAATGGGGTAGTTGGCCAGCCGATTATCGCCCTGATAGTGTTATTGCTGCGTTACAATATATCCTTGGAGATAGTGGTCACGCATTTCG